AATGGAACTGAAGTAAATTTTTCAATTAGTTTTAGTTACATTCTTACTTCAGATATAGATGTTACTGTTGCAGGAGTCTTAAAAACACTAGGCACACACTACACGATAAGCGGTTCTACAGTTACTTTTACAAGTGGCAACGTACCTGCTAATAATGCAGCAATAAAGTTTCAAAGAGATACATCTATTAGTACAAAAGCTGTTGACTTCCAAGATGGTAGTGTACTTACTGAACAAGATTTAGATAACAATACAAACCAAGTATTATTTGCACAACAAGAAATTACAGATAAAATAAACGGAATAGAAGAGGGAGCTACAGCAGATCAAACAGCAGCAGAAATCAGAACACTTACTGAAAGTGCAAGTGATAGTAATGTCTTTACTGACGCAGATCATTCTAAATTAAATGGAATTGAAGATAATGCGACTAGAGATCAAACAGCTAGTGAAATAAGAACACTTGTAGAAAGTGCTAGTGATAGCAACGTGTTTACTGATGCAGACCATAGTAAACTTAATGGTATTGAAAGTGGTGCTACTGGCGACCAAACTGCTGCTGAGATAAGAACACTTGTAGAATCAGCTTCAGATTCAAATGTATTTACAGACGCAGACCATACAAAATTAAATGCAATAGAGCCAAATGCAACCGCAGATCAAACAGTATCAGAAATTAAAAGTCTTATAGCTGGTAGTCCTTTAGATGCTAGTCATCTTGCAGCAAATTCAGTAGATACAAGTGAAATTGCTAGTGGAGCAATAGACTCAACTAAACTAAATCCAAACACTGTTATTACTGCAAGTGAACAAGCATCAGCAACACCAAACGATACATCATTTCTAACATCTGCTGCTGCTGACGCTAGATTTTTTAATATAAGTTCTGGTGACACCATTAAAGATGGTCAATCTTTCCCAGATAACGATACAACTATTGCAACTACCGCAGCTATCAACGACAGAATTATTGATCTTGTAGATGATGTTGGTGGTTTTGTACCAATAGCAAATGAAACAAGTTTTCCTACTGCTAACCCAGACGCAGAAAACGGCACTGGTACTATAGTCTCTGTTAAAGCAGCATCAACTAATTTAACACCAAGCGGAACTACAGTTACTATTGCTAATGGTGCTGGCACAGGAAATACAGTTACGATTACAGGAGTACCAAGTGTTATTCCATCTGGGTTTGGATTCTTAGTAGAAACAACTACTACTCTTCATACATACACATTTCATAGACTTGTACCAAAAGCAACAGAGGTAACAACTGTTGCTGGTAAAGCTGTAGAGATAGGCAGACTTGGTACTGCTGATGCAGTTGCAGATATGGCACTATTAGGAACTACTGATGTAGTAGCTGATATGAACTTATTGGCTACATCAGACGTAGTTGCGGATATGGCCTTACTTGCGACTACTGATGTTATTGCGGATATGGCTTTATTAGCTGTAGCTGATGTTATATCAGACATGAATCTTCTTGCTACGTCTGACAATATTACAGCGATGGATACTTGCCGAGATAATATTTCTAGTATTACCAACGCGTCAAACAATATATCTTCTGTAAATAATTTTGGTGATAAATATCAAGTAGCAGCTAATGACCCATCAACTGATGGTGGCGGTAATGCACTTGCTGTTGGTGATTTATATTTTAATACTTCTGCAAACGAACTAAAAATTTATAACGGCAGTTCATGGCAAGGTGGAGTTACGGCTGCTGGTAACTTTGCTTCTATAACTGGTAATACATTCACTGGAGATAACAAATATAACGATAACGTAAGACTAAAACTTGGTACAGGAAATGATTTACAAATTTATCACGATGGTACGGACTCGCATATTGTAAATTATACTGGCATACAATATCTACAAGCTGCTGGTCAACTTGTTGCCCAAAACACAACTGGAGAAAAATATTTTAAAGCATTACCTAATGCTCAAGTAGAGCTATATTACGACAACAGTAAGAAACTTGAGACTACAAGTACTGGTGCAACAATTACAGGTAATCTAGCATTTGGTGACAATGGCAAAGCCTCTTTTGGAGCTAGTGGAGATTTACAGATATTCCACAATGGTAGTAATAGTCTGATAAATGATCTTGGTACAGGCGGCGTAATAATCGCAGCAAGTAAAACTAATATTATGAACGCTGCTGCTGGTGAGAATATGGCTGTCTTTAATGACAACGGATCAGTAGAGTTATATAACGATGGTAGTAAAATATTAGAGACAAAAAGTAATGGTCTAAGACTTTTTGGAGATTCCACACAATCACAAATACAATTAAAAACAAGTGATGGGACAAATAGAGGTTATTTATACGCTGACAGTAATGACATTGTATATATTGCAGATGCTCAAGGTCATTCAATTTTAAGAGGTATAAAAGATGGAGCAGCAGAACTCTATTACGACAACAGTAAAAAGCTTGATACATTTGCCTCAGGCGTTACTGTTTATGGCAATCTTGCTCTAAATGATAATGGTAAACTTGCTGTAGGAGATTCAGCAGATTTACAAATTTATCACGATGGTACTAATAGCATCATTGATAACACTACAGGTGAGTTAAGAATACAGAATGATAGCACTGTACGCCTGATGGCTACTAATTTTAATGTTGTAGATGAAAACAATTCTGATACTATTATTAATGCTGCATCTGACGGAGCAGTAGAGCTATATTACGACAACAGTAAAATGTTTGAGACACTTTCTGTTGGTACAAAAACGTATGGTCAACACCAAATATCTACTGGAGATAATAGCTACTTAGCACTTTTAAACACTAATGGTCAAGGTACATCTTATCTAAGAAATTATCAAGGTAATTTATTAATAGAATCTCCTAATAACATAACTTTAGAACTTGGTAGTTCTTCTGAGATTGGATTATATGCAGTAAAGAATGGCTCTGTCAGCCTGTATTATGACAACAGTAAGAGACTTGAAACTACAACAACTGGCTGGAAAACACAAAAAGCTGGTTCAGCAGAATGTATCATAGGTTCTACTGATGGCGATGGTGCTTATTTATACCTTGATGGTGATGCTAATGGTGATGCAAGTGGAAGTGACTATGCCTATATAGGTATGACCAATCAAGGGGTTTTAAGAATACATAATTTTAAAAACGAAGATCTTGAGTTTGCAAATAATAATATAGTCAGGGCTAGATTTACCTCGTCTGGACATTTTGTACCACAAGCTAACAACACTTATGACTTAGGATCAAGCGGTGCTAGATGGCAAAACGTTTACACCAACGACCTTAACTTATCTAACGAGGGTTCATCTAATGACGTTGACGGAACTTGGGGAAGTTATACTATACAGGAAGGAGCAGAGGATCTATTCTTGATTAACAAACGTAATGGTAAAAAGTATAAGTTTGCTCTAGCGGAGGTTGCGTAATGACAATACATTTTGTAGATGGTTCAAGTATTGATAGTGCATCAGGATTAGGTCAAAACGCTGGTGATATTTTACAAACAACATCTATATCAACTTTAACCAGCGACCATAGCACTTCTTCAAACGGCAGTTATTCTGATACTGGACTAAGTGCTTCCATAACTCCAAGTGCTACCAGCAGCAAGGTTATAGTTATTGCTGTATTAGATTTTCAAGGTCAAGGAGATAGAGATAGAAGGCTTATGACATCTATACATCGTGGAAACGTAGAAAGTTCCACACAACTTGCTAGAGCAAATGGTGGTCAATATCGTACTGGTGGTGATAACTCAATAAGTCATGGAACACATACTTTCTGGTATCTTGATTCTCCAAGCACAACTTCATCAACAACTTATAAAGTTGGTTTAATGAGTCTTGATGGTAGTACTGTTAGACTACTAGGTAGTTCTTCAACCAATCGTACATATATGTATTTACAGGAGGTGAAAGGGTGATTTACGATAGAATTTGGGCATTATCAAAGCTAAAACCTAATGCAACATGGTCTTGGTCTGGTACTGATTACTCTGGATTTACATGGCAAGACAGTGGCCCTGCACCTACTGAAGCTGAAATAGATGCTGAAGTAACAAGATTAAATAATGCAGAGCCTATGAGATTATTACGAATTGAAAGAGATAAAAAATTAGCAGAAACTGATTGGATGACATTATCCGATACACCAACAATAACTGATGCTTGGAAAACTTATAGGCAACAGTTAAGGGATTTACCAGCAAGTGCTGATCCTAAACTTGATACACAAGGTAATTTAGATTTATCATCAGTTACCTTTCCAACACAACCTACTTAATTTAAAAATGGCAATTACAAAAACTTGGGAAATTAACACCCTAGAAAG